TCGATCAATTTCTTAATCAAAAAAGCAATGATCAATACTGTGATCACTGCCAAAAACAACAACTTATTCTGTTCAAATAATTCTTTCATTTTATCTCTCCTTCTTAGATTCCAACTTGCTGCAGAGCAAATCCGAGCACTGCACCAACAACTACAGTCAGGACATACATAGAAATGCTTCTCCATTTTTCTCCGTCTCGGTTTTCCAACTCTTCAAGCCGTTTGCTCTGCTCTGTCTGATTAACGAGCATATGTTCCATGTTGATCGCAAGCTTTTGCACGGACAGCGTGAGGTTGTTAATCTGTCTTACTGTTACTTCTAGATCTGCAATTCTTTTATTCTGCCGAACTTGCTCACGGTCTACGCCTTTGGCAAACTCTTCATGCTCATGCCTTCTTAAGTATTCGTCATTCAATTATGTCTCCTTCCTCAACTTATCATTGCTGTCATTGTTGCTTGACTTGTTTCTAATTCAGAAGAAAATATGCAATAGAAGCAACTAGCATCGCTTTCATTCACTTCAAGCCCTACGCTGATTTTAACTTTTCCTCCAACTTCTACTGGATTCGGAGACATACTTACAGACTTAATTTCAATAATTTCCGCCATTACAACTACACCACCTTCAGTTCTATCGGCTCTATCAGAACTTCGTCCAATATCACATATTTAATATCAAGTGTGTATGTGCCTCGTTGTTTTGGGGAGACTATGGCTTCGATCTCATGCTCATAAATCTTACAATTTCCGTTGCTTTCTTCTACCTTATCTTTTAAACGTAATAAAGAAAATGAAGCTTCTTCAATCACAAAATTTTGATCTTTGATAGAATGAATTGAAATTCTTATACACCTTGTTTCCCCAGCATTAAGCATTACTTTTTTCTTACTTTGCATACCAGCCTCCTATATTTTCTTCTAATTATTTAAAGTTGCATAGATATCTAACGGCTCTAATGTCACTCGCATAGAGGCTAAATCCACAGTGATAATATAAGTCGCATAATATCCAATATTACCAGCTTCATCATAGGCGGTAAGTCCTATCACATACTTGCCGTTTAATGTCGCTGGAATAACTGCATCCCATATCTCCGGAGAACCCGGAGAATCCTTATTTCTGTATAAAACAACGGATTCTCCGTTAATCTCTCCCTCTAACCGAACAACCATAGATTGCTCCTTAGTCTGTTACTTCAACGCTAATTACAAATGTTTTACCGCAATCAACAGGGTTTGGAGTTAATGTTACAGACTTGATAACTGGTGCTCCTGTATCCAGTGTAACTGTTCTTGTAACTGTTGTAGACTTACCAGCACTGTCGGTAGCAACAACTGTGATTGTGTTTGTTCCATTTGCAAGAGTAAGGTCTTTAGTAAATGAACCATCTCTTCCGACTGTAACGGACTCTGCTGTTCCACTGTTAAGTTTGATTGTAACTTTAACAGGACTGGAAGTAACATCGTTTGTAGTACCTTTGACTGTACAAGCAGATTTGTTTGTAATAAGCTTGTCTGCTGGGCTTGAAAGAGTCAGTGTTGGTGGTACTGTATCTACCTTGAATGTAGTTGAGTTTGTAGCGGCTGCGTTTCCATCATAATCGGATGCATCAAGTTTGATTGTATGACTTGTATGACTTCCATCGGATAACGCTGTAGCCGGTGTATATGTACACTGGTATCCGCCTGTGATCGCTGTCTTAGTGATCGCATCGCCTGTTACCTTAGTACCACTGTCAAGTGTAATACCGATTGTTGCTGGGTTAACTCCAGAATCCGCATCGGTAACTTTCCATGTGATCGTAGGTTTGCTGTTTGTAGAGAATGAACCAGCTGTTGGGCTTACAATTGCAATAACTGGAGCTACTTTCTCTTTAACTGTTAATCTAAGGGATGATCCTAAGGTAGAATCAGTTGCATCTTTTGAGGTTGAGTTTCCTGCCTCATCCGTTGCTGTTACTTTTACTGGATAGTAATGTCCACTCTGGTTATAACTGGATTCTGACGGAGCTGTTACTGTAGCCTCGTATTTTCCTGTTGAGCTGTTAAGTGTAAGTGTATATGTCTGTCCGTTAATGACGGTTTGTACTGTTTTTACTGCCATATTTCTTTTCTCCCTTCAATATAGGCTTTGTGTATGTTTTATAATTTTGTTTTTTCTCTTTTAATTACATGGGGCTCTTATCTTCATCATAGGCTTTGTCCTTAATCCGCTACTATATAAGTTAAGCATACATTCAGCCAAGAATCAGCCGGAACATTAATACAAGATGTTGTACCATATCGCCCTATTGAAACAATTCTAGTACTAGCATCAACAACCACTGAAAACCTATTACTTCCACTTCCTTGTTGTGCAAAACGTACGTTTGTTCTAGGAAGTCCTATCCCATCTGGAAGTTTAAACATTGCAACGTCTGGAATCCCATCACTTGTTTGCTTTGTAGCTAATTCTTTTTTATTGCCTACAGATCCTACAATATATACAAATTTTCCACACTGACGTACTTGAACGTTGCTGTTCGGTCCAAAATGAGTACAACCATTAAAAAAATTAGTAACTTTGAGCCATCCAGTATCTATAGGTTGCTGCTTTTCTAACTCTTCCTGTAATGTTCCAAATGTGACGTATCCCTCTGGATCAATTGTCGTTGTAATACTTACATCATTACTTAACTTGATGTAAAAATCATGTACCAGCGACCATGCCGGCATAGATGTTTCTGACGGAACTTCCTTACCTGTTGAATTTTGCGAAATTGCAAATAATACCTCTGTTCCGCTTGCATCTTTTGCATAAATACCCAGCTGTGTCATAAGATAACCAGCTGTTAAGCCAGTATTGGAAAACAACACTCCGATCTTAATTGTTCCATCCGAAGCGGTTGTTACGCCTTGGATTGTTCCGCTTTGCTTTATCTCTGAAACGGCTGTCTGACTTTTTAATGCACTTACATCGACTTTTCCAGCTCCAGCTTTTATGGCGGTTACGTTAATCGTCCCACCATTTAGAGCATTTTTTAAAAGCTCAATTCCTTTGTTTGTAATTATCGTATTATCCCACATACTTATACCTCGCTAATAATCACGGAAGAATGTTCGCATGAACTTGACACAATCGCATAATCAATATCCGTTTCTGATTCACTTACTTCTGAAATACGAACATCACATATAAGATGTGCTGGTTTTAATTGCTCAATTCTTCTTAATACTTCATCATAGTTATTGACTGTTCCGTAAAAAATCACTTGAAATGTATTCTTACCAGTGTTTTCAACGATCTTTGCTTCAACACCGCTCAAAGATGATAAAATCTTTTCAAAACGTGCTGGATTTAAAGCCTTTTTTACTCTCCTTTGCTGAATCTGCTGCCTTCTTTGTTCTATTGTCTGATCTGGAAGAGGCGTTATTTCATACGCTTTTTCCCAGTACGGCAACGACCATGTGGCACGACTTACAAAGATTTGATCGTAAATGTCGTCACATATCTCTTTCACATCGTCTAATTCCAGACCGATGATCTGAAACAACCAAAGACCGATTCTTGATTTTCCGTAAATAGGAGATACATAATCAATCATTCGCTTTGCACTCTCACTTGTTAAGATTTGCTCCATAAGTTCTGTTTTATACCACATAAATCAGCCCTCCGTTAATGCTATAGTTCCAAGCACAGGCATTTGTCCAGACGTAAATTCAACGTTTTTGGCTGCGTCATTTATCTG